TCTGAAAGACATCGCCAACTTTATTTTCGGTCGCGCAATACAACCTGTCAAAGAAATCGCATGGGCAGGCGCTATCGCTTTCGCCGCCGGTATCGCAGGACGACATTTCAATATCTCAGGCACCGGTCTCAATCAATACATTCTTCTTCTCGCCGGCACCGGTCTCGGCAAAGAAGGCGCAGCAGACGGTATCGACGCACTGTACGACGCGATCCGCCCACGCATCCCCGAAATCGAAAACTTTAGAGGCCCGTCGAACTTCGCCTCAGGGCAAGGTCTCTTCCGTTCGTTCACCGATAAAACAATTCCTTCGATGCTCTGCGTTATCGGCGAATTCGGACTGCGACTCAACGCACTATCGCACCCGCAAGCCAATTCCTCCGAAATCTTCCTTCGCGCTGCGCTGCTCGACTTCTTCTCCAAGTCAGGTCGCGGCAATATGATCTCACCTGTCGCTTACTCTGACTCGACAAAGAACACCACGCTACTTGAAGCGCCCGCGCTCTCGATCATGGGTGTATCAACCCCCGAAACGTTCTTTGCCAAACTCACCGACGCTTCAATATGCGACGGTCTCATTCCGAGATTCCTGACCATCAATTACGATGGCGCCCTCAAAGTCTCATCGAAGGCCCGAATCTTTGACATCCAACCCGCTTTGCTCGATCACCTCTGCACTTTCGTCGAACTGTGCATCTACATGTCACGCAACAACTCCTACGCGACTGTAGCGACTGAGAACGCTGCGCAAGCGCTATTCGATGCGTATGAAGTCACAGTCGTTGCGCAGATGTCAGCCTACCCTGACGGAGCGATCCGAAACATCCTCAACCGGGCGCATTTGAAAGCGCTGCGCCTGGCCGGACTCGCTGCAGTCGTCAAGAACCCGAAAGCACCATCGGTGAGCGGGCCGATTGCACAATGGGCCATCGACTTCGTTCGGGCCGATTGTTCGCACATGCTATCACGCTTCGAAGTCGGAGCAATCGGTGACGGTGACAACCGACAGCTTCACGTCTTGCGCGAGAAGATCAGGCAGGTAATGCAAAATCCCGAAAAGATCACCAACGAAACTTACAAGGCAATGATCGACCAGGGCGTCATGCCGCATTCGCTTATCAGCCAAAAACTGTTGTCTTCTGCCTGTTTCGATCAGGATAAACGTGGTGCTTCTGCCGCTTTGAAGTCGTCACTGCAGATCATGATCGACTGCGGAGAATTGCGTGAGCTTTCGAAGACGCAAACAGAAAGCGACTTCAAAACGTCGATGCGATGCTATCAAGTGCGCTATTTATAGTGCGTTATAGCGAAATATAGGGAGGGTTATAGTGCTTAAGTCATTGATTCTAAAGATAAATTCGAGATTTATTGCGTTTATTGAATTTCTAATAAATAAAACAAAAAAAGAGTACACAAATACTGTCTACATATATACATATATAAATAGAATATATATATATAAATATTATAAATATATATATATACAGTCAAAGCATTGCTACTGCTACAACTCAAGGTTATAGCATTTTCTTATAACTCGTTATAACAGACTATAAATGTTCTTTCACTGTGGAGACAGCAATGAAACCAGGCGGCGCACGAAATAAAGGCGCATCAGCAGAACGCGAAGTCATCAAACTCCTTGAACCACTCGTCAGAGATTTCGGCGAAGGCAAATTGTTCCGAAACTTAGAACAAACAAGATCGGGAGGACACGACATTATCGGACTCGATTGGCTCGCGCTCGAAGTGAAACGCCAAGAAACCCTAAGTCTCGATGCGTGGTGGCAACAAACCGTACAACAAGCAGGGGAATCCCGAGTGCCAGTCCTGATCTACCGACAAAGCCGACAACCATGGCGAGTCGTCATGATCGGATGCGTCGGCAAAGTGCATTGCCGCGTTACCATCAGCTTCACAGACTTCACCCTGTGGCTACAGTCAGAAATGCGATTGCGACTGCAGCACCTTGACTATACGACCCTACCCACTATACTTTCCCAATAGTTGCAATACGGGAGACCCACAATGCGCCGACCCAAAGGCTATACCTCGCACGAATGCGCCCCTAAAGATTGGCGCAATACACCCGATATGTCCGGCAGCTACGAACTCGACGCCGTCATCAAAAAATCACACAACAAAGACCTGCCCGATAAACTCAAATTGCACCTGGAAAACGAAACCGCATACGGGGCCCGCACCGGCTACGATGGGTACCACGGATACGGGGGAGATAATTAGTCGGACTTTTTGAATCAATAGGTTACTATTTAAATAATGGCAGCCAACCACACGAGGCCAAGAGGACGACCCGTCGGGATACCGCAAGCTTCGACGACGGCGAAGGTGCGTACTGTCAATCGTGTCATCGCCCAGGCAAAAATGCTGCCGCTTGACGTGATGATGAAGACAATGATGCTGTTGCATGACGAAGGCGAAGCGAAGGTCAAAGCGTCCGACATTGCAACGAATGCAGACGACAAGCACAACTTGAAATGGCAGGGCCTTACTATTTACAAACAGGCCTGCGAGGTTGCAGGACAAGCTGCGCCTTACTTGCATGCCAAGCTTCAAGCCGTAACACTGAAGAACGACGAGGCTGGTGTTTTCATGGTTAAGTTTGTAGCAGAAACCAACGAACTGCTAAAGAAGATTCAAGGCGAGGAGAAAAAGTGATTTCTGGCGTTTACATTCATTGTCGATTGCAATTTCGGTTGCGGTTCGCATGAAAATTCCATTTTCAAAGGTGCGTTGTGTCTGACTTGCAATGCTCACTTGACGATCTTCGCAACGCTTCGTTGCGTGAAGTCTTACCGCTATGGGATGACATTGACAAAAAAGGAACCTATCTCCCTGGCGTTCGTGCGTTGTGTTTGTTAGACAGATTCTATCTTTTGGTTAAAGGTTGCAAGCGGCACGATATGCTGCATCCCTGGATTTACGCAAGGTGCCGTGAGGTCGAGCGCGCCCCATCAGGATATCTTGATGCGTGGAGTCGGGAACATTTTAAATCTTCAATCATAACCTTTGGTGGTTCGATACAAAGAGTGTTGAATGATCCTGAAATAACCATTTGTATTTTGAGTCACAGCAATGTGATTGCCGAGCCGTTCTTAAAACAAATAAAGTTTCAGTTAGAGAATAGCGAAGTATTGAAGACTGCTTTTCCAGACGTTCTATACGTCAATCCTTCAAAGGACGCCCCGCAGTGGTCAAACTGGGGCATAACTGTTCGTCGCAAAGGCAACCCGAAAGAATGCACCATCGAAGCGACGGGTTTGGATTCTCAACCAATTGGCAAGCATTACCAATTGAGAATTTACGACGATGCTGTTGTACCCGAGTCCGTTAGTACACCTGAACAAATTCATAAGTCTATTGCCAATTATTCAATGTCTCAATCTTTGGGTGTTGTTGGCGGCGAGGAGTGGATGTGTGGAACGATTTATTCATACGCGGATTTGTATGACTGGATAATGAAGCGTGGAGCATTAACGCCAAGAATATATCCGGCAACGCATGATGGGACAAGAGACGGCAATCCTGTTTTGTTCCCTGTTGAGGAATGGGAGAGTCGAAAAGTTAAGAACACTGATGCCGATTTGGCATCGCAATACTTAATGAACCCGTTATCAGGCGAGCAACGCATGTTCGACGTCGCCGACTTGCAAGAGTACGAAGTGCGACCCGATACGCTCGCTGTCTACGTTTTGTGCGACCCTGCCCGCAGCAAGAAGAAAGATTCGGACAATACGGCGATACTGGTCATCGGTTGCGATTATGCAATGAACAAGTACCTGCTCGACGGCATGAACCACAAGATGGATCTCAAGGAAAGGTGGGACAACTTTTCGATGCTCTATGACAAGTGGAAGAATGCCCCCGGCGTTCAGATGGTCAAGGCAGGTTACGAGTCGTTCGGCGCACAGGCTGACTTGGATTATTTTCAAGAGCAGATGCGACTGCCTGATCGTCCTCGCTTCGACATTACCGAACTCGCCTGGCCTCGGGAAGGTGAAGGCAGCAAGACGGATCGAGTGCAGCGATTGGTGCCTGACACGAAGACGCACAAGATATTCTTCCCGATGAACACTGACGAGAACAAGTTGACGAGCAATCAGCGCAAGATGAAAGGCAACGGTTATGCGTATCGCATTGCCAAGCCGATTCGGCGCAAGGATGAGAATGGCAATATGTACGACTTGTCGGAACATCTGCGCATGCAGTTTCACTATTTCCCAGTCGGGAAGAAGGATGCGATTGATGCGATGGCGAGAATCTACGACATCGAGCCTAAGCCGCCGAGTTACAAGGAACAACGGTATTACGAACCGGATTACAATTGATGACACAGAAGCAGAGCAATACAAATTTGGGTAACAAGGTCTCGACGCGCACGATCACGTTTCGAGATTTGGCGCAGCGAGCTTGGGGTAGTGAATTCTTCGCCCCTGATCACGGGGTTTATGAATTTGATGGCGGGCGCAAGTTTGACTCGACGGATACGGGTTCAACAGGCATCTATGACGGAGGAGCAACGCAATGAAAGACAAGATGAAGAAGTTTGCCGGCGCGTCTGTTGCAAAGAATGCCGGTGGCGTATCGAACAAGAGGTTCGATGACAAGCGCGAGGAGCGTTTGATTCCGTTGGGCAAGAATGCTGCACAACCCTTCAAGAAAGGAAAGACGAAATGACGCTACAGGAACTATTTGACAATCGCAAGCAAGAACTGCAGGCAGCGCGTGACAAGATCGACGCTGAACTTGCTGTGATCGAAGCGCAAGCCCAGACGTTTGGTGCCTGGCTGATGACTGAAGCCCTCGATGCCAAGGCTTCGATTATTGCTTTCTTCGAATCTCACGGCCTCTGACATGAACGCCCAAGAAGTGTACAAGGCGGCGGTCGGCAACAGTCACGAAGCTGCGGTCGAAGCAGTGTATCAAGCAGGTTATGATGCAGGCGTGGCAGCGGCGCAAGCAGCGTTGGTGACGACTCCTGCTGACGACCCTGCTGCACCGCAACCGGGAGTTTAAGCGTGAGTGATCTTGACGTCCAAACAGTCGAGGTAACGAGCGTCGACAAAGAGCATCACCAGATGGAAACGATTGCCAAGATGGCGGCTCAGATTCTGTCGAAGCACTATCCGAATCACTGGTGGATGATCGGATGGGCGCCAGGTGCAGTGTTGGTGATCAAGTTGGGTGGGGCTGATGCGCAGTATGGTTACACTGTGGATGCAGGGAAAGCGGCGAGCATCAGCGAATTGGAACACGCCATCATGTATGGTGGGGGTGAGTTGCTTGAGCGCTTGAACTTGCCGAGAGGCGCGTGGAACGGTGAAGAGTTCAATGCGAATTATCAAGGAGTGCTGCAATGACATCGCAAGATGAACGCATCAAGGCGCAGATCAAGGAGAAGAAAGAGCAGGAGATGAGTGCGAAGGCTTACGACAAGGCGCGGACTTATCCTGAGACTCCGACTGAGCCTGACCCGAAGAAGGGTATTGACAAAGGTGAACTTGGTCCGAAGTGGGAAAATGTTCCAAAGAAGGAACAATAATGGCAGACTTTGGCAAATGGTTCAGAGAGAAAACGGGAATGAACACCCCTGATGAAAAGCGGGAACGTGGCGAAGACCCGCGCAGTGAACGTCAGAAGAAGATTGAAGCAGCCGCAGGAGATGATTACAAAGAAGGTAAAGACAAAGGCGAAATTGGCAAGAAGTGGGATGAGACATTTACGAAATGAACCCGCGAGATGAGCACGAGGGGTGGATCGGCGTGGATTTGGATGGCACGCTTGCCCATTACGACCATTTTCGGGGTGACGATCATATTGGTGCTCCTGTTGAAAGTATGGTCAAGCGTGTCCGAAAGTGGATTCGTGACGGCGTCGACGTTCGGCTTTTTACGGCTCGTCAGCCGAGTCCTGTTATACGTCGTTGGATGCGCGACCATTTGGGAGCGATTTTGCCGATAACGAACACAAAGGACGCACACATGCAGGTGTTGTATGACGACAGAGTAGTCGGCGTGAAGCGCAACACAGGCGAAGTGTTTTCGGACGAGAACGAAAAACAGGTGTGGGAGAAGTAATGCGGCAGAACAACTGTGAAGACTTCTGGAAGGAAGTTGGAGTTGAGATGAAGCGACCCGACGATTGCTGGAAATTTGTCGACAATCGCTTGCCCGACAGTTGGAAAGCAGGGAAAGACATGAATGAAGAAGGCAAGTCGTTCAACGATGATACGGGGTGCATAGATGCAACCTGATACGAGCGGATTTTACGCTTACATTCATTGCAAGCCTGACGGTGTGCCGTTTTATGTTGGTAAAGGTCGAGGTGATCGATGGGTGACTCTGAGTAGGCGTAACGCTTGGTATAAAAACATCGTAAAGAAATACGGGATTGAGAAAATATTGATTGGCAAGATTGATTGTTCTTCTGAAGAAATAGCGTTTGAATTAGAAAAAGGTTTAATTAAATGCTTGCGTTCCTCTGGTGTCGTTTTGTGTAATTTAACAAAGGGTGGTGAAGGAACATCGGGATTAACTCCTAGCAACAAGGGCGTCTCGATGCCTGAGGAACAACGACGAAAGGTGTCTGAATCGAGAAAAGGTAAGTGTTTGGGCAATGCACACACGAAAGGGCACAAGCTTACAGAGGAACACAAAGAAAAGCTTCGGATCGCTTTGCGAGGTCATGTCGCTCGTCCTGCGGGATGGAAGATGTCTGATGAACAAAAAGCTAAAATATCAAAAGCGAACAAAGGGAAAAAGCTATCGCAAGAGCATATAGAAATACTACGTGCAGCAACAAAGTCTCGAATAGTCTCTGATGAGACAAGAAAGAAAATGTCTGAATCAGCAAAGAATTATGTTCATGTCGGTTATCCCCACACCTTAGAATGCAAGGAAAGAATGTCAAGGGCTAGAAAAGGAATACCGTGGACATCGGTCAGGCGTTCTGCTCAAAAGAAGGAGAAATAAAATTTCACCCGATACGAGTTTGAATCCTCCGACTGCGCAGGGCGGCGACACGCAGGAAGAGGACAAAGGTCTGAAAGACTGGCTGCAGCTTGCGCAGCGGGCCTACAGAGGCTCGACGGACTATGTCGACTCGAATTACAGAAAGCAGTGGGAAGATGGGTTGCGGGCGTTCAACAGCATGCACCCGTCGGATTCGAAGTACAACCAACCGGCTTATGAGAAGCGTTCGCACATTTTCAGGCCGCGCACCCGCGCGATCATTCGCAAGAATGAAGCGGCAGGAGCAGCGGCTTTCTTTTCTAATATGGACGTGGTGAGTGTGACTGCGACTGACCCGAGCAGCAAAGCGGAGTTGGCATCAGCGGACGTGATGAAAGAGTTGTTGCAGTATCGTTTGAGCAAGAGCATACCGTGGTACCAGATCGTTTTGGGAGGACTTCAAGATGCCCAGACTGTATCGGTGGCTTGTGCGCATATCTATTGGGATTATGAAGCCGAGCCGGTGGTTGAGGACGCCGTTGCCGAGGTCAAGCCTGCTCCCGTAGCGGAGGATGCGAACAATCAGGAGTAC